GGTCCTCAGGGATGTCGGGGACCTCGTGGACCGTGTGGACCGTGTGGACCTAAAGGACAGTGTGGACCGTGTGGACCTAAAGGACCGTGTGGACCGTGTGGTCCGTGTGGACCTAAGGGACGTGATGGATGTCGTGGACCTCCCGGTGCTCCTGGTTGCCGTGGACCCAAGGGATGTACCGGTCCGCAGGGATGTAGGGGACCTCGTGGACCGTGTGGACCGTGTGGACCTAAAGGACCGTGTGGACCGTGTGGTCCGTGTGGACCTAAGGGACGTGATGGATGTCGTGGACCTCCCGGTGCTCCCGGTTGCCGTGGTCCTAAGGGATGTACCGGTCCCCAAGGATGTCGTGGACCTCGTGGACCATGTGGACCGTGTGGACCTAAGGGTCGAGATGGATGCCGTGGACCATGTGGACCGTGTGGACCTAAGGGTCGAGATGGATGCCGTGGTCCTCCCGGACGTGATGGACGTGATGGAAAGACGAAGAAGACATGTGCTGTCAAGACCAGCTGTGATATTAAAGTTGATCGTGGCGTCGATATTGTCATTGTTGAACATTCCAAGTCTACTGTATGCGTCGAACTTCCCGAACTTAGCAAGGAAGATTGCTATGACGAATATGGACGTTGTCTCAGTGCCGTTGTTATCAAAGTCATTAACAGTGGATGTCACTGTGTTAAGGTCGATGGTCGTTACAAGATCGGTGAGGGACGCAGTGCAACCTTCACCGGCGTCGAAGGTAAATGGTATGTCTCCTGCTAATAAACCGGTCTACATGCACAGAAATATCAAAATATATTGGTGAACACCTCACCGATATATAAAAATATTTAACTAGACAAACAAAAATAATGTCTTCTCTCAAATTTGGAAATGTTTCTGTCAATGATTCCAATGGTATTAACGTACTGACTGTTGACCAAGCCCAAGGAGATCTTGAGGTCAAATGGCCATCTAATTTGGGACAATACTATACTGTTGTTATGTATGACCTTGATGCACCATATCCAAGAATACCAAACAAATCTCCATTTGTCCATTATTTGGTTGTCAATGTTCAAGATAATTCCATTAATTATGGTCAGACTCTGGCTAAATATATTCCACCGTATCCTCCAACCGATTCACCACCACATCGTTATGTAGTAGAAGTTTATGTTCAGAAAAATTTAAAGACCGACGTTACACTATCATCTTCTCGGGACAACTTCGATGTCCGAAAATATTCGGACTATTATGGTGACAAGATAATTTCATCTCAACAATTCAAGGTTAGCCATATTCTTCCTACCGTCCGTGCATCACCCTTGGTATCCCAACAATATGTCCATACATATGTTCCTCAACAATATATACCTACTAATATTAACATCATTAACTACGTACCATTTGAGGTACCGACAAATACTCACCCTAATCCAAATAAGCCTGAATACTTCAAGGATTAGACTGATTTGAGTGGGCGTTAACAGAAGCATTGTCGATGTGTTTTACATGCCACCGCTAAAAAACCTGACTAGTGTTTAGATGGCAATATATGGCCAGACAAACGAGAAGGAGCAACTTCTCATAATCCATATGCGTTTTGTGCTAAATCAACAGGGACAGGTGATCATTCATGTTGTGCTAATTATGACTATGAAAACTTACCAGATGATGAATTAATAGCATATACCCAATTATTTAAAGTTAATATTCCATTGCCATATAATAGACAGCACATGGAAAGTTGGCAAATATTAATTAAATATTTATAGATGTTAATACATCTATAAATCTATATACTGTGTTTATCGTCCAGTGCTTCCATAACCACTTTCGTTCCGACCATTTTTGTTCTGATCAGTTTCGACCAACTGATTTACGACTTTCAATTCAGGTGTTAAAATTGGGGTGATGATAATTTGAGCAATCCGATCACCCTTTGAGAAAGAAAAAGAATGATTCCCTGTATTGTATAGAATAACTCCAATTTCACCACGGTAATCTGAATCAATAACTCCACCCAAAACATCAATGCCATAATTGTAGGCTAGACCACTTCGAGGGGCAATTCTACCATAAGTCCCTTCCTTAAGTTCCATAATAACTCCAGTGCCCACGAGAAGACGATCATTCGAAGGAACAATTCCGTCCTCATTCGAGTATAAATCATATCCGGCTGCCTCAGAGGAACTTCGGGTTGGAAGACGACCACCTCCAAACAATTTAACAAACAAAATTGTTTGGTCCGACATATAGGAACTTGGGGTTCAAACCAGAACGCCAATCGTTCGCGAACGATTGGCGACTTCAGATTTTTATATCATATTAATATAATACATATAAATCATTATTCAATGATTTATATTTTTGTTTTTCCTTCATTTCTCATAACATCTACTCTGGATAGTACCCGTACTTGGAATTGAAATAACCGGCTACGTTATTAAGATCTATAAAGAACGGGATTTCTTCTTCGCCATGTTTTACCCTGTGGAGTTCCTTCCCATCGAAACCATCTTCCCCATATATAGGTTGAATTAGTTTGTTATCGGTTGTCCTAACAGAACCATCCGGTGCGACCATAACATTCACAAGTAATGATTTAATATCACGTCTTAATGCACCAACATCAGCTGTCTTATTGGCAGTATCGATTAGACCTTCACGACCAGCTGCTTGATGAAAAATGGATTGGGCTGGAGTGAGACCTTCCATAAATGAGTTAGGAATAAATCCCCCTGCCTCAGGATCGATCTCATCTGTTTTGAAATATGGTAGTGATCGTGTACCACCTGTCATAGTAGTTGGAGCTAATCCACCACCGAGGAATTGTTGTCCTACGGTTCCAGTGATTTGTGTAATGTTCCAAACACTGCCTTTGGCACCCGATCTGGCCATAACATTAAGTGAGTTATCAGCTGTGAGCGATTCCTCTGATAGACGACTACCTAAATTTTTAGGTTGACCAACTTTAGCGGAAATTTCGGTTTGACGGCGGGCTTCTTCTAATGGATCCGATCGACGAGGGCCTAATTGCTCAACTTGGGCTTTCACTTTGACTATTTCTCGTTTAACGATGTCACGATGAACTTCGTTAAGAGGATTACAGTCCGCCAATCCAACCGTGAACCCAGTAGTAGTGAGCCATTTCTCCAACATTAGAGGAGCATCTGTTAGGAAATCGGCGGCTCTATATTTTCCTTTCATTTTGACCATAACTTGGACGATCGAATTTGGACTCGTCCCCAGAGTCGATTTATCCAAAGTACCAGAAATAAGAATACCATCGACAATAAGAACTTTACCTTTTTGGTAGAAGAAATCAGGTGGTAGAACCGAACTAAAAAGAGCCCGTCCGGTGTATTTTTTGACTCCATCTGATGGGTCGATGACGGGCCCCATATTGTGTTTTTGCAATCGTTCAACCAGATCGGGAAGACCATCATCAGCGGTGATTTGCATCATGTTATCATACCAAAAATCGTTATCAATATATACTTTGTCTCGCGTCATTATGTAAGCTGAAGTTAGAGAATCCATTACAGGTGCTATGTTAGGTTTATTACTTTGTGAACTCATGATACAATTGCGAACATCCATTTTGTCGAGTATTTCGATAACGGCATCCGTGGTCTGAACAGAATGAACATTCATCTCATCTCCATCAAAATCAGCATTATACGGTGTTGTCACTGCTAGAGGTATACCAATTGTCTTACCTGGTCTGAAAACAGCCTCATGACCCATGATACCTTCCTTATGGATTGTTGGTTGACGATTAAGCAATACCATGTCACCATCCTGCCCCCATCGAGTAACCTTATCACCTGGACGAAATGATAGCTTGTCGCGGTTACGGTCAGAGACTTTGATTTGCTGACCTTTGAATTTGCCCTCGGATGGAGTTACATGGGTGATTTTACCTTCCTTCATTAGTTCCATAAGATTCCCGTAGTTGAAATCAACTACAGGTACTTCCTGTGTTAAATCTTTCCTCCATTCCTCGGGCAAAGATGTTTGGTAAAATTTGATATCTGGATCCGGTCCAACAACTGTACGGCCCGTATAATTGACACGTTTGCCCGACATCATACCTCTAAAAATACCCTTGTTCTTGTCTTGGATCCTATCTTTGATTGGTTTGAACGATTCAGGAACATGTAGGATAGGTGATTTAGAACCCAAGATCAAAGCAGTGATTGCGTTCCTGATATAATCATGCGCATCATTCCTCTTTTCACGGTCCGTACTCCCATTATATAATTGATATTTTTTCAATATTTCGCGATACAGTGTCCCATAATAATCTGTTCCAATCATTCCTTCACGCATATTGGCATTTCTAATACATGGTGGCATTACAGCCAGAACTGTAATGATCATGTTTCTAGGATGACTTTTACCTGAAAATCCGAGGGTTCTTGCATCTCCATCGTTGATCGAATTTAGGATTTTATGAACTGTAGATGTTTCTATTGTATGTAAATCATGTTTCCCCCCAACATCATTTTCTGGGTAATAAAACTTAATATCTTCACCTGCGTTTACTGACGCGAATACAGGATTATCTTTACATGATTGAATTTCACCTTGGGCTGCGACACTTGTAGGAGACATACCTATGGCTTCGGCTGTTCCAGGAGAAAGAACTGTTTCCTCTTCGTGACTTCGTCGACACGGTTTTTTAATGCTCTTATCTTTAATCATTTTGAGTCTTTCATCACCGCTGTATTTATTGATACCTTCTTCTTCAATCTGAATATCGGATATGATAAGACCACCACATGAATTACAGACTGAGCTGAGAACTCGCACAATTGATTTCAGGAAAAGAGGATGATATATCGGTGTTTCAGACAATTCAATATAACCAAAATGTCCGGGGCAATTTATATTATCCTTACCACATGTTGAACACATAATCTTAGGATCAACCGTCCCCATGCTTGGATCATTAATTGTATGATACCCATTTTCTTCTGGCATATATATCCGTCGATCCTTTGCTTCTTTCCTGATTTCTTCAGCACCCCAAACACTGAAAGATGTTTGCCTAACCTCAAACTCAGGTAAATTCTCCTCTTCCTTAGCAAATTGAGCCAATACTTGACGACGTTCGGCATGAGTAACTCTGATTCCGGGAGTTCGCTCAGGTGCTGTTCTAGGTGAACCTCTAGGTCTAATCCTCGGAGGATCAAATCTAACCCCACCAGTTGTCCTGTCCGAAATAGGAAGAGCATTCGGGTTAATATTTTTAGATCGACGTGAGCCAAAAATATTAAACCCTGCTGACACTGACGCTGGTCCACCGAGAGATCCTATCATAGGTTGAAGGACTATTGGACCAGGAACATCAGTGTCAATTTCTAATTTACCACCCGGTACATTAGACATTATTATATCTGCAATATTTACTTTATATTAACCGATAGATAAATAATGTGAAAAACGGATGGACCTGTTTTGAAATAATCAACTAAATGATTATTTTGGCAACAATTTCTCAATTTTAATTGATTTAATCAACTCAGGGGCTTTGAAGAGTCACACCTCACCAATAAACAAAGATACAATATTTGACAAATGTCGAATATTGACACAGTCACCCAAGTTACCAACGACACATCAAACTATGATCCATCTAAATGGAAAGATTACGGTAGTTTTTGGTTGTATGATGTTGATCAAGGTGATACTGATTGGTTGTTAGTCAGGAAGGGAAGACCATCTGGATCCAACTGTGGATATTTGTTGGGTCACAATAATCCTAGATTTGGATCAAAGGAAGATACGGTTCTTGAGATTACTGGAAGAAAGATCAAAGTTTTCGATCAGTTTCAACAAGCCAATATGGATTATGGCAATGAAGTTGAACCCATAGCAAGAGAATGGTATGAAAAAACAAGAAACGTTAAAGTGGATGAACTTGGTTTTGTTGTTCCTAAATGGGATTGTAATATTGGAGTTTCGGTTGATGGTGTTGTTTTTACTAAAGACGGACAAGAAACGGATGGAATGATAGAAATCAAAGGTCCCAGGAGAATGTATGGTCCATTGATCGGTTTTATACAAAAACAATCAAGTGATGTCATAACTCAATATGGAAACTATTCTCATATATGGACTACACATTATGATCAAATGCAATTGGGTATGGCTATATTAGGTAAAAAATGGTGTGATTATGTAGTATATTGTTTGCCTGAAAATAAAGTGTTCGTACAAAGAATACCATTTGATCATGAATATTGGACCAAAAAAATGTATGAACCGTTGAAACAAATCATCACTGATGAAATTAAACCTTTATTAAAAGGAACTCCATATCCATTGATGCCACCTTCTTGTTAGAACACGAACTATTGATGGGTTCCGTTTTCCCTATATCATTCTGGGAATGATATCGTCCTGTTTATTTTTCGATGAAAAATGATCTAATATTATCTTATTTTTTAATCGAAAAATAAGTATATACAGACCGAGATGTTTCCACCAAAACTATGGGATCATTGCCTCCTTACAAACGATTCAGAGGTAAAGACGGGTGCATTGGTTCTAGATACCATGCAAATCGGATATTATACCTCAACATATCAAGATTTCGATTATCAACAGTTGTTGTCGATCTTGAGAATGCTTCAATGGCTTCAGGATAACGTCCTAGATCCATATCCTGGGAAGGGACATTTCTTGAGGGAAAAACTATCAAAGGGTATTGAATTTAATGACGGTATGAACTCGTATCTTATTAATTCATACCGTCATTGGAAAGGGCAAATTGGTCGAGGTATGGTCAGAAAAACATTTTCTGTTAATATATCTATTACACATTGTCTAGATCCATCCTGTCAAAAATGTCGTCGACTTCAACATTTATTAGAATAAAGTAAGCTGTTCCTCCGGTAGAGTGAGCTATTAGAAATTAGTTGTAATATATGGGTTCATTTAACCCATATATTTTTGTTTTTATTGTTTTGAAACAGCTTTCACATTGACAAACGAGGGGACCACTTCGTCTGAAAAACTTAATCCGTAAGAACGGACATTGGCGGTGTCCGTTCTTCTTCAGTCAGAGGACGAACGGAATCCAGATTTCTTTGATCTTCAAGAACACCGACAACTGCCGGATCGCATGGTTTCTCGTAATTGATCAAGAAGCCATGGTCTATTTCGACAAGATATCCAAGTTTTTCCGAAATTCGTTTGCAATTTAATGGCTTCCTCACCGGCGGAACAGGAAGCCTTCCATCTTCAATGTCTGAGCCGGAATGATCTTCCTTAGTCCCGGTGTCTACTCCTGATTCTTTTTCACAACCGTTTTGATCGAATCGGTCATAATTCAAATCTTTATCAAGAAAATCGATGAGGTTATCACAATGTTCGTCTGACGCCAAGTTCGTGTATGTAGCGCTCACGTTGGACTCATTCAAAAAGAAAATAAATATTCGAATTTCTTGATCCTGATCATGTCTAAAATTTCAACATAGTATATAATATATAGTATATACCATATATTAATATCATTTATTGATGATTTGTTCATCAATAAATTAATTTATTGTTTCTACTATATTGAGTTTAACCTGTTGTATTAATAATTACGCCATTACTACCACCAACCAATCTAGTAGACACCTTCGGTGAAGCCAATGTTCGAACTAATTGATCTAAACATTCTCGATCAATTGCCTTCAACATTAGTTTAATGATATTTTTACATATTCTCATATGGAAAACACTACGACCTGTAATTAACTCTCTTTTAGCAGCTAATGTCTTTGTTTTCAATCCATGGACATCCATCAATACTTCAATTGTCTTTCCTGGATCTTGACCACATTCAGCGTATTTCTGATTGACTATATCGGTATGTCCCAGACTGATAATTTTATGTAATACTCTCAGTTGATCATCATATTCACCCTTCCGCTCTATTTCAGCGATTTGATCTTTATATCCAATCATCCATAATTGTTCAATACAATTCTTGACAACCTTCTCGATATAATAATAAGTATCAATTGGCTCGGGTTGACTAGATTTCAATCGTTCAACGTAGGTATCAGTTAATCTCATCTTATAACCCAATAAAATATCACCATTTGGTTTTGTAGGTGCTTCATTCGGTTTAACAATCAAATATTCGAGTCGGTCACCTGGGGCAGCCGGTTTCCCAATTCTCCGTAATTCGTCCGAAAATACTTTCATGAAATAAGTATCATCTTTGTAGTTGGAGCCAAGACCTTTGATAATAGTCAAAGTTCTCCAATCAACCTCGTTGCTGCTCATTTTAACGATTTCCTCGATAATAACATCCAATGTATCCTGCATGGGTTGTAATGTTATGATTTTTTCCAACACATTTCTATACAAACCCCGTTGCCATTGACAATTGTCTCTTCTAGCCAAAATAATACCCTTAGTCATAATAGCATCCTTATCAGTTTCCGGATCTCTCAATTTACCATATCCAGGATTAGGTATCCATTCATTTGATTCGGGGTCATTCGGATCATGGTTTTTATTTCTCATCTTCTTGAATGTATCAATTAGCCAGTAAGCGTATTTTTTCTTTCTGATGCAGAAGATTC